AGCGTTACCGCGGCGGCCGGTGCAGCATCGGCAGCAGGCTCGGTAACGGTCTCGGTGACGTGGGGAGGCTGGGGCGCATCGGCCGGGGTCGCGGTAACGGTCTCTGTGACGAGCGGGGCCGGGGATTCCGGCTGACCGGCCTCGGCGGACGGGGTGGGCTTTGCGGTGGGCTTGCGGGTGCTCATGCGAGGGCTCCTGGTGCGCCCGCGCACGGCGGGCGGGGGTGTTGGTGCAAGGGGCTAAGCCAAACCTGTCGCCGGTCATCCAACCCCTTGCCCGAGGTTTCCGGCCGAGGCAGTCGCGTGGCTCCCGGCGGGGGCGGCTGCCAGCCCCCGCCGATCACGGCCTGCGCGGTGGTGTTAGGTCAGCCAGGGGCAGACGAGCACCTGGGCGCTGTTGCGGTAGATGTTGCTGGCGCCGGCGGCGTTGTTCTCGGCCTGGACCAGCTTGAGCGCCGCGGCCTCGAGGCTGGCCGGCACGACGAGCAGCGTGGGCTTCACGCCCAGCGGACGGCCTTCGTCGCTCTTGAAACCCATCAATGCGGAGCGGGCGTTGCCGTAGTTGGTCTCGTCGAGCGTCTGCTGGCTGCGGATCGCCATCTGCCAGAAGCCGAAGCCGACGTTGCAGCGCGCATCCACACCGTAGCGGTACTCGTTGCGCATGAAGACGGCTTCGTCCTTCTCTTCGGTCATCGCCTTCAGCGCGTAGTCCTTTCGGCGCTGGAAGATGAGCGGCTTGAGCGGGCGGCTGGTGTCGAGCAGGTACCAGGCGGTGCCGGCACCGCCCATGCTGTTGCTGACGGTACCCGCGCCCACCGGGTGGTCGGTGTCGAAGAAGTTCTGCCCGTCATAGCATTCGGTGGTGGCACCGGCTGCAAGCAGCGCGAACACGAGCTCATCGGGGTGCGTGGCGGCCGCGTAGCCCATCTCCGAGAACAGCGGAGTGAAGACGCCGTACGTGTCGTCTTCGATATCGTCCTTCGGGATGCCCACCGAGGACTCAAAGGGCTTGTTCGTGATCTGGTAGCCGCTGGCCGCAAGGCTCTTGATCTGGCGGTCGCCGATCCACTCGCGCAGCTTGGGCCACTGGCTCAACCAGGCGTAGTCCTCGGTCTTGGTGGTGGATGGCACAAGCGTGGCCACCTTGTTCCAGTCGGGCGTCACGCCTGTGAAGGCCGCCTGGAACGCGGTCTTGAAGCCCGTGTAGATCGTGTTGAGGTTGTCGCGGTTGACGACGAGGCCGCCCAGGCCGATCAGGGCGATGTCGCCCGCGGCCGGAGCGTGGAAGGCGCCTGGGGTGCTGATGCCGAAGGCGATGCCGACGACGGCCAGCGCAACCAGGCTGAGCCCGACGAGGGCGCGAAGGGTGGTTTTCATATGCGGGATCTCCAGTGGGGAAGGGGGTCAGATCTCGACCCAGACGCCTTCGGCGTCCACGTCGCGGACCTTGCCGGCGACGCTGCGCGTGGCCGAGCCGTTGGTCTTGGCAACCGTCTGGTCATCGACGACGAAGCAGTCGGCGCCCACGTCGGCCAGGGTGATGGCGTCGGTACTGCCGCTATTGGCAAAGCGGTAGCAGCCGCGGCGCACCTTCACGCGCTTTGCGCTGGCGGCGCCGGCGCTGTTGTCGGCGGTTTCCTGGGCGACGCCGACGGTCTTCAGGGTGGTCGCTACGGCGCCCTTGGTCGCGAGGCCCGAGGCGTTGATGCACACGAGCGCGCCGGCGTAGATCAGCGTGCTGGCGGCCATCGGGAACTCGAAGTCCTCGGCGGCACGGCGCGGCGTGTTGCGGTCGGCGGTAAGTGCAGCCATGGTCAGGCCTCCTTGTTCTTGATGAATTCATCGGCGGAAAGGCCCATGGCCTTGCATACCGCCAGCTCGCTTTCGGTGAGCTGCGTCGTGCCGGCCGGCTTGCCCATCTCCTTGCCTTGCGTCTGCATGCCCTTCAGGGCGGCAATGGCGGGCGCGCTGGACACGTAGGCGCGCAGCGCGGCGATGTCCTTCTTGCCCAGACCCTCGGCCCAAGCGCGCTGCGGCTCGGTGAGCTTGCCGTCGGCGATGGCGCCTTCGATCAGCCGGGCGGCTTCGTCGTCATTGATGCGGGCGGACAGGGCCACAATCTGGTCCTGCATGCCCTTCATGGTTTCGATCGGCACGTACTTGGCCGGATCCGGCTGCGCTGCCGAGCCGGCTTTGAGGGCGGCAATCTGCGCTTCGGCGGCGTCCGCCTTGGCCTTGAGTGCGGCAACGCCCGCCAGGGCGTCGGCCTCGCTCGTCGCATCGGGCAGGCCGATCGCGGCGAGCAACTTCTTGAGCAGGTCCATCTGAGGGTCCTCCGGGGGGGTGGGAGCGCAATAACGCGCGGACAGCGCGGCGCTGATCGGTTCGTCGATCGCGGGGAAATTGGTCAGCGCAGCGTGGTACAAGTCCAGCGGCTCCCCGGTCTGGGGGTCCGCCGGGAAAACGGGCGAGATGTAGCGGATCAGGTCGGCCTCGAGGAGCTGGGCGGTGTCGCCCACCCACTTGACGCGGCCATACAGGCCGGGCTCCTCGCCCGTGGGGCGGTACTCGAGAGAGCGCGGATCCACCCAGCCGGCAGCCAGCACGCGCTGGCCGTTCTGCTCGCTCAGCAGGGTCTGGTGCTCGAAGTCGATCAGGATGTCTGCGGCGCGGGAGCGGTTCGCGGCGATCACGCGGGCGGCCGACTCGGGCGTCAGCCGCCACGGGCCGGCGCCAGCCATGGCGCCTCGCGGGGCGTGGAACTCACCGTCTGGAATCAGGCGGATGTATTCCTGCCCTGGGCGCACGCGCAGCGTGCAGACAGCCAGGGTGGATCGCGGGGCGGCAGAGAGGGCGGTGCAGTGCAGTCGAGCCATGGCGCCGATGATCGGCGCCGGGGGCGGTGCGGCAGGACTGGAAGAGGTTCCGGTGGAGACCGGGCGGCGCGTCAGCCCGCGAGGAAGCGCTCGAGCACGTCGAGCATGCGCTGCACGTCCTCCTCATCCGCGCCCAGGAAGGGCCGGGCGGGGATGGTGCCGTCCTTGCTGCCGAACTGATGCACGGCAGCGCCGCCGTCCCACTGGCCGGCGAAGCGGTTGGTGCCCACGAACAGATTGTCGCCGGCTACCTGGTAGGCGATGGAGTCCTGCAGCAGGCCGGACGCGACAAGGGGCTTCTTGGTCATCACCCGCGTTGCGCCCTTCTTCGAGAGCCGCCCATCCTTGCGGAAGTTGCCTGAAGAGCCTTCGAGGTAGCCCATGATGGTGGCCATGCTGTTGGGTGCCCATCGACCGCCGTCCGGCGCCGTCGAGGTTTCGAAGCGCTGCTTGATGGATTCGACGAGATCCTCTCCGATCTCGCGCAGGGGCGCCTCGAGGCCGCCGGGGCCGAGCTGCCGCATCAGTTCGTCCAGGCGGGCGATGACGGGGCCGACATCGAGCTCGAGCGTGATGCGGTCCGTCATCGCTGCGCTCCAGGGGGCGGAGGCGCGGGGGGTAACGCGCGCAGGGATTCCCGAAACGTGTCGCCCAGCGGCGCAGGCAACGCGGCGGCCTTCGCGTCGATCACCGGGCGCAACTCGTCGGCCACGCTGGCGCCGGGGGCGTAGGCCCAGCCGCGATCGATGCCGGGCAGCGTGCCGTTTGCACTTGGGTCGGCCCAGCCATCGGGCGGGGCCGTGGCGTCGCCCTCGCGCGGGGCGCGCACGGCGGTGACCCTGCAGCGACAGCCCCAGCCGTTGGGCGGGTAGTGCGTGCGCCAGAAGGGGTGATCGGCGGGCAGCGTGAGCCGCATGTCTCCCCAGCGCTTGTGGTGCAGGCGCGGGTTGAGCACGCTGTCGTTGTGGATGTAGCGCCAGTAGGGGCGTACGGCCAGCAGCTGCGGGTCGGTGAGCTGCGCCCAGCGCCCGGCGGCGTAGCTGGTGCGCAGGTTGGTCTCGTAGATCACGCGGGTACGCCAGGCTTCACCGGCGCGCGAACCCTCGCCAGTCCAGCCCGTCCAGCCGCGGCGCGCGACGATGTCGCGGAAGTCCTTGCGGAACTGTTCGAGCGTGGTGCCGGTGGCGATGGCCTTGTCGACGGCGCCGCGCAGATCGGCCAGCAGATCCGCAGCGGTGGCACCGGCCACCACGAAGGCGCGATCATGCGCCGACTGCCAGATGTCGAGCCAGGTTTCGGTGGGCAGGTTGAGCTTGCGGCGGAAGAAGTCGATGGCCTGCG